GGCATTGGCTTTTAAGTTTGTTTGGAACAGACGGTTTTTAAGTTTGTTTAAACCAATCACCCCAAAAAACAATCGGCGGGACAGCTTTTTGTTCCGCCGATTGCTAATTATTATCCGGTTATTTCGTCGATTCCAACTGTTGCAATCGTTTCAAGTGGTAAACCACCGCCTCGAAAAACTCAGGGCTTCTCTCACTTTGCCGTTTTTTGACTCTGCTTCTCAATCGTGGGATTTGTTCCTTGATAATTTCCGCCGTTCCTTCGGCATCTTTGACGCATTGTGCCACACTGGGAACCAGTCCTAAATCTTTCATGTTCATAATTCAATCCTCTATTATATCGTTGCTTTGCAATAAACGTTTCATGCTCCTGTCCCTTTCCGCTTTGCTGGGGTAATAATCGCCGTATCTTTTCCAGCTATGCGGATTGGCTTCACTTTTGAATTTTATGCATGGAGAAGGATAATCCATCCGGCGAAGTATGGTATAACCTGCCTTGCATAATTTGGCTTGATCTGTCGCATTCATATTCAACAGATATTAAAGCCTTCCGACTGTTCACAGAAATCTGCCAGCATTTCTATCTTATGTAAGAACTCTTCAGCCGGTGGTTCCGCTTTTTCCCCTAACATGGATTTGATCTTGATTTGTCCCTGTTCCGACAGTTGGTCCCATTCTTCCTTCAACTCCCTTTTTACAGAGACATACCCCCTAAAGAGCCTCGCCATGATACAGGCTTCTTCTTTTGTGACTTCAAATCCGTCATTGCTTACCGGACTGCCATCTTTCCGGGAACCGACATAAATATATTTTCCCGGAGAAAATGTGTGGTCCCCATAGCCAAACAGGTAGCAAGCACCGGTTTCGTTCAGTATGACGGGCCATGTAAATATCATTCCGCTTTTACAATCGACCCCCTTTTTTTTTGGTATTAAATCATAACCCATAATTATTCTGTTTCCTCCTGTTTTTGTAGTGTTAAACCCAAAGCAGCCATTGCTATTCCCAATTCCATTTCCTTTTTTTGTTCTCCCGCAAGTTCCATGGGGAAAAGAATTGGTTCTGCAACCATTTTCTGCCAGACTTCATCCGACAGGTTTATATCAGCTAAAAAACACGCTGTCTGAACCACGTTCTTATCCAATTCCATTACTATTCTTACTTTTTCTCCCATGACTGATTATTTTTAATCGTTTTCTGGCACATAAGCCGATACATAAGTTGTTACCTCACACGATACGATCACACGCCCGGAACCTTTACACTGCGGGCAGGTCGCGCCCTCTTTCGTCCCCTTGCCCTCGCAGACCTTGCAGACCACGATATGCGGTGGGATCATTCTCTCCCGTTTTGGTAACAGTTCGTCCGTCTTATTCGGTCGATCTGCTTTTCTTTTTAACCTGTTTAAAATACTGTTCATCATTTCTCCTCTGTTTTAAAAATTAATCATTGTCAGACCAAACCTGCTGTCCGGCATTTTCGGACCATAGGTTTTCAAGAGTCGTAATCCGCTTTCCAGTCCACCGTAACGACAGCCCTCATTCTACCCGTCCCGTCACAACGGGGGCAAGTCTTCCACCTGTAATCGTCACGCCCTATTTCTTCCTGGAAACCGCCACTCCCGTTACAGGAGGGGCAAATAAAGCCCCTGGCTTTCACAACCTCCGTCTTGGGGGTGTATTTGTCAATAAAAAGATCGATCGATTGTACGCTCCTGCTCATACTCTCACCTCCCCTTCCTGACACGGGAACAATCCCGGTTCTTTAGATTCCTTCAGGTATTCCAGAAGGCAAAGGTCGATCAGCTGGGTTTCCCAATTGACCGGGCGATGCTTGTACATGGCGCGAAGCGCCTGCCTGCAATCTTCCGCCGAAAGGCCCATGTCCAACTTTGAAACGAACAGGTTTATATCCGAAAGGTGGATGCGTTTCACGTCTATGATCCGGGCATTCCCCTTCCAGATGCCCTTCAAGTAAATCTGCTTGACGGCACCGACGCAATATTTCACGGGATCATGCAGCCTCATGGTTGTGAAGCTATCGCCGTTCAATTTCCCGTTCCAGTTTTTAGAAAATTCTATTCTTTCTACCATAATCTTGTGATATTTTCCATTGGATTGTTTGCATTTGAAACAATATACCAGCCATTTCCCCTCTGTTTTATCCACCCGACAAACCGAATACTGAAAGTCGCAGGGACAGACATATATCCAGTAGCCGGGGGTAAGGGTGGCAGATTTTACCTTCATGCCTCTGTCATTCCTAACGGTATCGCTATCCATGCCCCGTTATCGTTCTTAATCTCGGCCCGGATGAACTGTTTGCTGATGGCCGGCTGGTAGGCCTCCTCGATGATCTGCACGCCTTCCATGAAACGCTCGTCTTCCGATTCCTCGGCTATCTTGCGAAGCTGGACAATACGGCTTGCCTTCAGCGTTCCTTGCGCGTTACGGGCCAACAGGCGGAGTACCATTTTTACGAGTGCCTTCGTTTTCTTGTTGTCGGCAAGCCCCTCGATATACTCCTTCACGATGGCGATACCGTCCTCCACCGTGTCGCGGTAGCCATCGGTTTCATAATACCCTACGGTGATACGCTTGTCTCCAGCGGAATTGGTAAAGGTGTCTGTGCGTTGGCCGTCCTTTTTCAATTTCAAGACTTCCGACTTCATGTCGATCACGCGGCGGAAGTTATTCAGTACGCCGTTTTTCACGGTCTTGATGCAGTCGCTTACCGCTTGCAAGTCCGGGATCGCCTCCTCGATCGTTTCGTCCACCAGTTCCTTGTAGGCCTCGCGGTCACGTTTGGCCTGTTCCTTGGCTCGCTTGGCGGCCTGTTCTGCCTTGAACGCCTCGAATTGTTTCAGTTCTTCGTCCGTCATTTCAACGGCTTTTCTTTCTTCTGTCATAGCTTTAATTAATTTAGTTGTGAATAATCCGTGTTCTTTTCCCTCTCTTTCCTTTGGATGATCCGGAGTTTGATGGCCACCGTATCCAGTTCCCCGGTCGTCAGCCGGGCGAACTTCTTGCCCGCGATCCGGGGATTCTGGCAGTAGGCGTCCACCCGGTTCCAGTCGGTCGTGTCAATGCCCTGCTTTTGCATCAACTTCAGCACCGTGGAGCGTTTCTGCCGCAGCTGCTCACGGTAGATTTCCCGCGCCTTGTAATTCTCATCCATACGCTGCATGTCCTCGCACATGGCGTCGTACTCGTTAACGGTCATTTCCCGGAGCGATTCGGTGCGTCCTCCGGTGTATTGGCTGACCAGCGAGGCTTTCAACTCGTCCTTATCCTCCGTGGGCAGACGGTTCAAGAGGATATAAAAACGTGCGTAGTTCCTGCTCATTCGAAATCCTCCTCTTTAAATCCGTACTCGGTCATCAGTGCCGTATGCGATAAATCCGACAGGCGGTCTGATACCTCACTGTAAATGAATGATTGGTCGCCGGGGGAAAAGGCCGTTGCTCTTTCCACCGCGTCGTTTACGATTGCTTCTATCACTTCATCCATAATTTCATGATTTACGATTTTTACTTCATTGAATATTGGGCGGCACCTTCCTCCCAAATTATATAAGAATTGCCAGGCTGGGTGATAAACCTTCCTTTACACACGGCACGGAATCCTCGGATAAATATTTTCATGTCTGCGTCATAGGCAACTTTCTTCGCCGCACGTCCTTCCGGTTTTTCACCCTCGCAGTGACTGACAAATACCAGCAGCTTATTCCGATGTTTTTCTTTGAGCGTCTTGTAGGCAGCATAAGTCAATCCTGTATATTGAAAACTGTCTATTATCACCACATCCGGACTACGACGTTTCAAAAGACGTTCACTCAAGTCATCCATTGGTTCCCGGTCCAATATTTTGAACTTGTAATTCACTTCCTCCATGCGCTCCCGATTCAAAGTGTTCTGAAACGAAAGGCCGGTACTTTCTTCCAAGCTGTCATAGGCTACCGTACACCACTGGCAAAGGTATTTTGCCAATTGCATCACAAAGCTGCTTTTTCCATTACCGCTTTCACCCCAAATAATCCATACACCTGTACGATCGGGATGTCCGAAAGCGGCCTCCCATTTCCCCTCGAATGGAAAACTGGGAATGTTCATCTGTTGCACCTCTGTTGGGGAATAGGCCCGTTTCATGCTTCCCCCCCCTTTCTTAACTTTTCTATTTCGGTGTAAACCCGACGGAGACTTCCGCCGGTACGATTTACAATCTGCATGATATCGTTACGTTCCGGGGCGTTTACCTTGACCACCATAGCCGCCTGCGCCTTCAGAAATACTTCACGTTCTTTGCCATCGTCCGGTGTTACCTTACTAAACTTATCGCCGTAGCGCGAGAACATTTCCGTATAGCCGATCTTTTCGTTTTCGATGGAGCGAGTGATCTTTGCCCGAAGCCCGTCGGCACCCATCATGTACCAAGCACAACCGCGTTCAGTAGCATTCCACAGGGCTTTCAGTTCGAGAAAAGCGTCATATTGCAGGTCTCCGGCCTCGTCCAATATGATAAGCGGATGTTCCAACGTCCGGAGATAAAAACAAAGGTCATCGTACACGTCTGCATACCGGCCGTTGTTATTTACACCGAACTCTTTGGCGATAAAGCGGATCAGGCGTGATTTGTTCTTTACCTGAGAGCAATCCACATAGATAGCGTTGCGATGTGCTTTAACATAGGCGCGTGCCGTGAATGTCTTTCC